AAGGCGTCTGGGTATCTGCTAAGTCGATACCTGGACGTGCTTTTTATTTTGAAACCTATTTACCAGAATATGCTGCGATGTATGATAAACTGCCTATTAGTGCTTTTTTATCTCGTCCAGAAACTCCAAATCCAGATTTAGATCTACCTAATCTTCAATTTTGGAACTGTATGGACTATGGAGTCGTCGCAATTCAGAAACAGTTTATTGGATCAATGGACTATGAGTGTTATACCCGTGATTTTGGACCTCAAAAAGGCACTTATATCTGCACATTAGACAACTATCATCAAGATCCAGATGTGATTGACTACGCCACAAGTGAAAATCCGGCAGAACATAAGTCACATAATCTAATTGAGTTGCAAAATGGTCAATTCGCACTCTATCCTAACAATAGAATACGAATTTACGACAATAGTTTAACTCCAAAAAACCCCAAAACACCAGATTTTAAGGTTTCTACACGTTTTTATCAAGTCGAAAACAGTTATGAACGACTTGCGATGGGTAATGAAGATGAATATTTTTGGAAAACCTCTCAAGAGAGAGATAAAGAATACGATTAAAAGAAAAATAAATAATTTTTGCCTTATTAAGGGATAGAAACCCCTTAAAAAGTTCTAATTTCTCTTATTTTAGAACAATTTATGGCTACTCAACCAAATCCGGATAGAAATTTAAATTACATGTACCAAATGTGGGGAACAACTTATCTTGTGACTGATTACCATACACCAAAAAAGGTAATTCAAGAGATTATGCACGATGATTTATCACCAAAAAAACATCATTTAAAAGAACAAACCGAATTACATCAAAAAATTAGGAATGATGAAGATTATGATGACTGGGAGTATGGTACAGAACCAAATTATGGTATAAGTGAGCTATAAATAAAGACAATACTTGAGTAAATCAGTGGTTCAAAGAATATCTCGCCAATTTAAGGATATTAGCTTGTCTTTCGACATGCATCCTGTAACGCGAGATATTCTTATTCTTAAAGATGCGGATGCAATTAAACGATCAATTCGTAATATTGTTCAAACACTGCCTGGTGAACGATTTTTTAACTCAACACTTGGGTCAAATTTATCAACAAGTTTATTTGATTTTATTGATTTTGGTACGGCATCAACAGTTCAGACTCAAATTACCAACACAGTGCAGAGTTATGAACCAAGAGCAGAAAATGTGACTGTAGAAGTCGCTCCACGATATGATGAAAACGCATTTGATGTGACTGTTTATTTTGATGTTATTGGACAAGACTTTCCTAGACAACAATTTAATTACATTTTAGAGGCAACAAGAAGATAAAATGCCTTTTACAAAATTTACAAATCTAGATTTCGATCAAATTAAGATATCCATCAAAGATTATCTCCGTGCAAACTCTACATTTACGGATTTTGACTTTGAAGGATCAAATTTCTCTGTATTGATTGATACTTTAGCGTATAATACTTATATCACCGCATTCAACTCAAATATGATTGTGAATGAGTCTTTTCTGGACTCTGCAACGCTTCGTGAGAATGTAGTATCCCTAGCTAGAAATGTAGGGTATGTTCCACGCTCAACAAAAGCAGCAAAAGCAACAATTTCATTTAATATTTCAACTAATACAACATCTCCGCAAGTTACTTTGAAGTCTGGATTAGTTTGTGTTGGTGGAAACGGTCAAAACTCTTCATATGTATTTTCAACTCCAGAGGATGTGACTGTGAGTGTCACAAATGGCGTTGCTACATTTTCTAATCTATCTGTTTTTCAAGGAATTTTCCTGAATAAAAATTTTACTGTAGATTCTTCTTTAAATCAAAGATTTTTACTTGATAATCCTGGTATAGATACGAGTACAATTAGAGTCAAAGTTGGAAGTAGAACTTATCGTGTGATTGATAATTTATTTGAAGTTAATAGAGAATCTGAAATTTTCTTAATTCAAGAAGTTTCTGACGAAAAGTACGAACTTTTATTTGGAGATGGTGTTTTTGGTAAAAAACTTACAAATGGTGAAACTGTTAAAACAAGTTATATTGTGACCAATGGTGAAGATGGTAATGGTCCAAGAGTATTTACATTCTCTGGAACTATTGTAGATTCAAATGGAATAGCAATTGATCCGACTGGAACTGTCTCTGTAACCACTGTAAATGCCTCTACAGGAGGTTCTTCGATTGAGTCTATAGATTCGGTCAAATATTTTGCTCCTAGACTCTATTCGTCCCAGTATCGCGCTGTGACAGCAAGAGATTATGAGTCGATTATTCAACAGGTTTATCCAAATACAGAATCAGTATCAATTGTGGGTGGAGAAGAATTAGATCCTCCACAATTTGGAACGGTTCTAATTAGTATCAAACCAAAAAATGGTACATCTATATCAGATTTTTCAAAAAATAGCATATTAAATGATCTCAAAAAATATTCTGTTGCTGGAATTAATCAAAAAATTATTGATCTTAAATTACCATATGTTGAAGTTGATAGCACCATTTACTACAATTCTTCATCAGTCGCAAGCGTAGAAAATTTAAAAACAAATATCATTAATACTTTAACACAATATTCAAAATCAGTTGATTTTAATAAATTTGGTGGAAGATTTAAATATAGTAAGGTTACTCAGGTCATTGATAATACTGACAGTGCTGTGACTTCAAATATTACAAAAGTTAGAATGCGAAGAAATTTGAATTCAGTTTTAAATAGATACGCACAATATGAAATTTGTTTTGGTAATAAATTTTATAGAAACTCAAATGGATTTAATATTAAAAGCACAGGATTCAATATTATAGAAGAATCAGACGTAGTGTATTTTTCTGATGTTCCTGTAGATTCAGAGACTGGTGTTTTAACAATTATAAAACCAACAACAATTCCTGATCAATATCAGGTTGTTAAAAAATCGATTGGAATTGTTGACTACAAAAAAGGTGAGATCATTGTTAATACAATTAATATCACGAATACCCAACTACCTGATGGTATAATTGAAATTCAAGCTTTTCCAGAATCAAATGATGTTATTGGTCTTCAAGACTTGTATTTAATTTTTGATGTTTCAAAAAGCACCATAAATATGAAGAAGGACACTATAGCTTCTGGCGAGCAAATTTCTGGTATTAATTTTGATTCCACTTCAAGTTACGCAAACGGAAAGATAACGAGGTAATATGATCACAACTGGTTTTGATTCTAGGGTTAAGATTCAACAAATTATTGAAAATCAGTTACCAGAATTTATAATATCCGAAACCCCTAAAGCAGTAGAATTTTTAAAGCAATATTATATTTCGCAAGAATTTCAAGGCGGAAATATTGATATTGCTGAAAATTTAGATCAATATAAAAAATTAAATAATTTAAATCCTGATGTAATTTCTGGAATTTCAACTCTTGCTCAACAAGTTGGATCTTCAGATTCAAATATTTACGTTAATAATACTAAAGGATTTCCACCACAATATGGATTATTAAAAATTGATAATGAGATCATTACATACACTGGTATTGGATCTACGTCATTTACTGGATGTGTAAGAGGATTTAGTGGAATCGTAACGTATCATAGTTCTACTAATCCCGAAGAACTTGGATTTTCTACTTCAAAATCTGAGAGTCATTCAAAAGGAACAGTTGTAGAAAATTTAAGTGCTCTATTTCTAAAAGAGTTTTATAAAAAATTAAAACAATCTTTGGCTCCAGGATTTGAAAATGTTGATTTTGTCTCTAATTTGAACGTAAATAACTTTATCAAAGAAATAAGAACTTTTTATCAAAGTAAAGGCACACCAGAGTCATTTAGAATTTTATATAATGTTTTGTATGGTATTGATCCAACTATTTTAAAATTAGAGGAATTTTTAATTAAACCCTCTAGTGCTGAGTTTATTAGAAGGGAAATTTTAGTAACAGAATTAATTTCTGGACAAGATCCAAATAATCTCATTGGCCAAGTAATTAAAAATTCAGATGATACTGCTTCCGCTCCAGTTTCAGAAGTTGAAATTATAACTCGTAATAATAAAAATTATTACAAAATACAATTATTTGCTGGATTTGATGATAAAAGTTTAATAGAAGGAACATTCCAAATAACACCAAAAACAAAAGTAATTGATAAAGTTGGTATTAATTCTACTGTTATAACAGTTGATTCCACGATTGGATTCGGTCAAACCGGATCAGTTATTTGTGGAATCAATACAATTACTTACACTGATAAATCAATCAATCAATTTTTTGGATGTAGTGGCGTATCAGCAGAAATATCTCCAGGATCTGACATTAGATCTGATAGATTAATTTATGGATATGAAAATGGAAATACTTCAAAAAAAGTGGAATTACGAGTTACTGGAGTATTATCAGAACTAGAAGATCAAAATAATATTTACTTTAGATCAATTGGAGATTCTATTTCTGTAAAACATATCGGAGATAAAGTTAAAAATCCAATTCAAAAAACATATAAGCAATTAATCTTCAATTCATGGATTTATAATACTAGTTCAAGATATGAAGTAAGTACATTTAGTAGTAGTCAAGTTACATTATTTGAAGCACCAGACAAATCAAGTTTGAAAGTAGGAGATTCTGTAAATGTTTTAAGCAGAAATTCTGAAAATATTATTGTAGAGAATGCCATAGTAACATCAATTATTAATAACGTTGTCTCTTTAAATAAAAATATTACTGGCATTAGTTCAAACACAAAAATTAGTATAAGAAGAAACATAAAATATGCATCATCGACAGGGTTATCCTTACGATACCCTAAAATTACTGCTAATGTTCAAAACACATACGATGAAAATTTAAAAAATATTTTTGTAGCCTCAAATTCTCTTCCAGACTTCAATATTTCTAAACAAGTAGTTTTTGCATCAATACAAATTACACCGTCATCAAATTTAAATGATATTTTTCCAGGTGCTATAATTTCAACGGATGGGACAACAAAATATACAATATTATCTTTCATAACTGCTGTACCATTTATTACAGGGGACGCTGTGGTTTACACAGGGACCGGTAATGCTATTGGTGGATTAACATTTAATCAAACTTATTACGTTGAAGTTTTAGAAACGACTAATCCAACAGATATAAAAAATAAAATAAAATTATATAATGCTAGATCTTTCATTGGAACTAATAATCCTGTGCAATTTGATAGATCATCTCAGTCAGCCATACACACATTTACATTAGAAGAGCAAAAAGGAACCAAAAAATTAGATCCTAAAAAAATACTAAGAAAAATACCATTAGCACCAAATATAAAATCTGGAAAAGGAATCATAACTCAACCAGGACCAACTGGAATATTAATCAATGGTGTTGAAATAATAAATTATAAATCAAATGATAAAATTTATTATGGTCCGTTAAAAAATTTAAATGTTATCAATTCTGGAACTGATTATGATATTATAAATCCTCCGTTTGTAGTCGTATCAAATCCATCAGTAGGAATTGGAACTACTGCACTAATTGACCTTGTTATTAATGGAAATTTAAAAGAAGTTTTAGTTGATCCAAGTGATGTTGATATTGAAAGAGTTGTTTCTGCGTACATTAGTGGTGGAAATGGATCTGGTGCTATTTTACAACCAATTGTTGAAAAAAGATTTAGAGAAATTAGTTTCAATGCACAGAAATCAACTCTTGGGGGTGGAGTTAATGTTGATGATGAAACCATATCATTCTTAGAATTTCATAAGTTACAAAATGGAACTCCCATTATATACAATGAAAATGGAAATGCTCCCCTTGGAATAGGAACTTTTGGGGGGTCTAATACTGATCAATCAAAATATCTAGTTAATGGTGGAACATATTTCCCTGAAGTTGTAAATACAAGTTCAATTAAACTCTTTAATACTTTATCTGATTTAAATTCGGGTATTAATACAGTTGGATTTACCACGGCGAATACTGGTGGAATTCATAAATTTAGATTACTAAATGGAAAGTCAATTCTATCAGATATTAAAGTTGTTAATAGTGGTTCTAACTATGAAAATAGGGTCTTAAAGGTAAAACCAACCGGAATTTCAACATTTACAAGCACTGTAAATTTTGTTAATCATGGTTTTAATAATGGAGACTTAATCAATTATCGTACCGCAGTAGGATTTGGATATACTTCTCAGGAAGTCATTAGTGGTCTATCAACAAGTAATCAATATTACGTGATAAAAGTAGATAATTCTAATTTTAAATTATCTAATGCTGGGATCAACACCGCCATTCCATCTAAATCAAATTTTGATCGAGGAAAATATGTAGTTTTTAACTCTACTGGGTCTGGTCAACAAATTTTTGAATATCCTCCCATCGAACTAAATTTAGAAATAGAATATGCTGGATCTATCGGAACAATTACAGCAACTCCTATTTTTAGAGGAAAGATTGTTGATGCTTATCTGTATGATCCAGGAACAGATTATGGATCAAAAACTCTTAATTTTCATAAAAGACCAGTATTAAATATAAAAAATGGAACTTCAGCCCAATTAAAACCTATTTTGTCTGATGGAAAAATTATAAGTGTAGAGGTTCAAAATTCTGGGTCATTTTATACCTCATCACCAAACTTAATTATTAATGGTGATGGATTGGGAGCTAGATTAAGAGCAAAAGTAACTAATGGAAGAATTACAGAGGTAATCGTTATTAACTCTGGGGTTAATTATAACCCAAAAAATACTTCCATTAGAGTTGAACCATCAGGAAAAAATGGATCTCTGATAGTTGATGTTAGACCATTAACAATAAACAACAAAGTTAGATTTTCTGATGAAATATTCGTAGAAAATGGTGATAATCTATCTTATGGAATTGTTGGTTACTCGACTGCTAGAGAGGGTATATCTTTTTCTGATGTAGGGGAAAATGAACACTCTAAAATAATTGGTTGGGCTTATGATGGAAATCCAATATATGGACCTTATGGTTATTCTAATCCAAATGATGATAATTCACCATTAAAAATAGTTAAATCCGGATATACGTCAAATCTATCTAATGTTTACAATAGACCAAGTGGATTTAATTTAGGATTTTTCGTAGAAGACTATGCATATACCGAAAGTGGAGATTTAGATGAATATAATGGTAGATTTTCCAAAACTCCAGACTTTCCAAAGGGAGTTTATGCTTATTATGTTGGAGTATCTACAAACTTAATTAATAATACTTTAGATTCAGAATTCCCTTATTTTATTGGAAATTCATATAGATCTGATTTTGATACGGACTTAAATCAATATCAAGATTTTGATTTTAATAAATCAAATCTTATTAGAAACACATTTCCATATAGAGTAAGTCAAGAATATTCGAATAATGATTTTATCATTGAACCAAATAAGTTAGTAAAACAAATTTCTTTAGTAGAATCAATATCCGATGGTGATATTGAAGATATATCTTTAATATCATCTGGAGATAATTATTCTGTAGGTGACAGTTTAATTTTTGATAATGATAAAACTGAAGGAAGTGGTGCTTCTGCTATAGTTAATTCCATTAGTGGAAAGAATGTAGTTAAAATTTCTACGACTAGTGAAGTTTATGAAAACGCTCTAATTGTTAGAAAAACTCCAAATGAACTAGAAATAAAAATATCACCTTATCATAATTTACTAGATGGTGATATAGTTCAAATTTCAGGAGTATCTACAAATTCAATTAAAAATTTGGTAGGATCTCACAAAATAGGAGTCTCATCTAATTTTTCATCTTTAGGTTATAGTGTGCCCTCTAATGCAACTATAGGAATAATAACTGATTTATATGTTTCACCACTTCCTAATAACATTAGTATTGGATCAACTGTGGGAATAGGAACCGAAATATTATCAGTACTAAACATATTTGAAAATGAAAATATACTCAGAGTATCAAGAGGAGTCTCTGCTGGACACACAGCTAGTACAAGAGTTAATTTTTATACTGATAAATTTATAATTAATCTAGATACTAATCATCTAAATTCTAAATCAAATGATAAAATATATTTTAATCCAAATACTTCAGTAAGTGTAGGTCTTGAAACTGGGGCATTTAATAGTATACAATATCAGTTGGGGACAACATTAAACACAATTTCAGTAGAAACTCAAAGTATATACATTCCTAATCATTCATTTCAAACCAATCAAAGAGTTTTATTTGTTAAACCAAGTGGAACTGGATCTTTAGTGGTTAGAAATACTCCGGAATCGTCTTTCTTTAATTTGCCCTTATCTGGAAACAGTCAATATGTTTATATAATTAATAAAACTCCAGATACTATTGGGATTGTAACTGAAATAGGATTAACTACAACAACTAGTGGACTATTTTTTAATAGCACTGGATCGGATAATAATTATTACTACTTTGAACCAGAATATAGTCAGATTACTGCTAGTGTTAAAAAAATTGTTAGTCAAGTTTCAGTTTCAACAGATCATAATCTTGCTTATGGTGATAATATTATCCTAACTGTAAATCCCGGATTAAGCACTGGAATAGGAACAACATCTTCTAATGTAAAAATTACATATAACTCAAATCATAATAAAATCTTAATTAATCCAATAGGATTTAATTCCACAGGCATAAACACCGCCACAAGTAAAATTAATTTACCTAATCATGAGTTAAAAACAGGGCAAAAAGTTTTTTATAAATCGTTTAATTCCATAGCTTCTGGGTTGAGCACTGGCGGATATTTTGTTCATAGAATTGATGATAATTATATTCACTTATGTGAAACTTATAAAGATTCGATCTTGTCTCCACCAATTATTGTGAGCATTGGAGGAACTGGAGGATCTTCTCAAGAAATTAGTTTAATAAATCCTCAACTTAATGTAGTTAAAAATAATAATTTAGTTTTTGACGTATCTGATAGTTCTTTGCAAAATTATAAATTAAAATTTTTCTTTGATTCTGATTTTAAAAATGAATTTGTATCTGCAGGAATTACATCTAACTTTTCAGTGTCTGGAATTGGAACTATTGGAATTTCATCTACTGCCACTGTAACTGTTGGATTTAGCACAAACAATCCATTTAATTTATTTTATACATTAGAAAAACAAGGATCATTAATTTCTATTGATTCTGAAGTTCAAAATTCATCTCAAATTTTATACAAAGGTAGTGTATATAATGGAGAGTATAAGATATTTGGAGTTGGAGCAACAACTTTTAATATTTCACTAAAAGAAATACCTGAAAAATATTCATATAATCAAATAGACTGTGACATTATTCGATATTACACAAACTCAAAAACAGCAAAAGGAGGCATAGAAAAATTAGATATAATATCTGGTGGATTTGGATATAAAAAACTACCATATGTTTCTGGAATAACAACATTTAGTTTAGGATCTAATGCAATTTTAAAAACAAAATCCACAAATATTGGAAAAATTGAACAACTTAGAATTTTAAATGAGGGATTAGAATATGCATCTGATAAAACACTAAAACCAAAAGCTGATATTCCTAGACTAGTTCGTCTTCAAAAAGCAGATAAAATTACTAATGTTTCGCTGGTTTATGGTGGAAAAAATATACTTTCCAGACCTATATTATCATTGGTTAATAATAATACAAGGCAAAAAATTTCATCTGGGTTGTTACAAGCCAAAATAGGTGAAAATGCAATAGTTAGTGTAGATGTTATTGAAGAACCAAAAGGTTTAGAGTCTGTAGATCATACTATTTTTACAGAAAAAAATAGTAATGGCGTGAGAGTGCTTAGAATTTTAAGTTACACAAATGTTATAGTTGAATGTGAACTGCAAACTCCTGCAATAGATGGATTTTTAATTGTCCCATTTGTAGCTAACGATTATGTTTTTGTTGAAGGTTTAATAAAACAGTCAACAACAAATGATCTGGGAATTACAACATCCCCAGGAACAGGGTTTAATTCTGCTGATAATGGATATAGATTTTTTAGAGTAGTTTCATATGTAAATTCAAATCCTGCAATTTTGAGATATGATATTGGTGAATATACTAGTAATGCTGGAACTCCTGTTACAATTCAAACTAATCAATTTACAAGTATAGTTAATAAAAAAAATTATCCAACATTTAGTATTTCAAAAATTCCAAGTATTTTTTATATTGGAGAAAAACTTTTGATAAATGGATCTGAATCAGATTTAATTGTAAAAACATCCGATAAAAATTATTTAACAATTGATGGGGAGCAAAATTTATTATATGATGATCAACTAAAAGGTTTGAGTTCAGGTAATCTTGCAAGGGTTAATGAGGATATAAATTTAATTTCATATTTTTCTGTAAATTATTCAAAAGAAAGAAACTACGGTTGGAAAGATGATATTGGAAAATTAAATAATAGTTATCAAGTTTTACCAGATAATGATTATTATCAAAAACTTTCGTATTCAATTAAAACTTCTGGTGAAAGATATAAGAATAATAAAGTTTTAGGTTTTAATGTTATTAAAGATTCTGTAAATCGTTTAGTTCATCCAACGGGACTTAAAAATTTTACCGATGTCGGTATAACATCTATTGCATCTGTAGGAATAGGATCAAATCAATCTTTAAATCAAATTTTAGATTTTGTTTCTGAAGAAAGAGTGGATACATATTATAATTTTGACCTAGCTGCTGATTATTTACCAACTGTAAATTCTTCCGATGCTATTATTTTAAAAAATAAAAAGTTAGCAGATTTTATTCAATGTATATCAAATAGAGTTCTTCAGATTGATGATATTAGTAGTAAATTTTCTAGTTCAGAATTTAATAAAGATACATTTATTGATGCGTTTGAATACCCAGTAACAGATCAGTTTTCTAAATTTTTAGTTCAAATTGTTGATGAAAATAAAACTAGCATTCAAACTAGTGAATTAGTAATTTTAAATAATTATCAAAATACATATACACTTAATAAAGTTGATCTACACACTGGAGATTCTTTATTAGGTAATCTATCTGGATCATTTGTTGCAAATGGAAACTCTGCAATGAGATTTGATCCTATTAATCCGCTAACATTCAACTATAATTTAAAAATATATCGTGATTATTTTTCATTAAGCACTTCAAATATTGGCGTTGGATTTACTGACTTAGGATTTTTAAGATTAAGTGCAAGAACAGAAAATTTTGCAACTTCTGGGATAACCACAAATATATTCCAATCTCAACTATCCTCAATTAATACAGTTTATTCCAATGTCTTTATTCGTAATGAAACTACTTTGGACATGAATTATTTTGAAATTCTTGCACATCATGATGGAAATGAAGGATATATTAGTGAATATTATTTTGATACTGAAAATAATATTAGTGGGTCATCTTTTGGATTCATAGGAACATTTGGAGTTAGTGTTGACGGTGGAATATTTAAACTAAATTTCACAAATAACACTAATTCCCCAATAACAGTAAAAGCAAAGACAGTTGGGTTTGGGACAACAGCATCTGGAATTGGAACTTACCGTTATCTAACATCAGATCAAAGTCCAGGATCTGAGAGAAGTGCTAGACTTGAGTCTAGTCATCAAGTGTCTATTGGAAATACAACTATAACTTCATATGATTTGGGTAAGGAATCTTCCTTAAAATCTTTAGTTAAAGTTGGAGTTGGAACTACAGTTGCACTGCACCAATTCCTTGTTATTTCTGATAATAATAACGTTAATATTCAGCAATATCCATTTCTAGCAGTTGGATCAGCATCTACAAGTGGTATTGGAACTTTTAGTGCTAGTATATCAGGATCAAAGGTTAATGTTGTATTTCACCCAGATACGAAGTTTTCTACAAATAGTGTTTTAATACAAAAATTTAATCAGTTTTTATATCTAGATAGTGACGAATTTAACACTCCACCAAACTTAACATATGGTGTAGGTATTGAAGAAATAAACAATACCTTTTATGGTGCATTGAATACTTTTGGAAAAGATAGATTACAGTTCGACTTGAATCATAAAGGAACTCCTATTTTTGAAAAAACATTTAATCCAAATAACACTAATATTCTAGATAAGTCAACTGGAATTTTTACTATTCCAAATCATTTTTTCCAAACAGGTGAAGAACTAATTTATACACCATTTTCTACTTTAATTGGTGTTGCGGCTAGTTCAGTTGGAATTGGAACTACCATAGTTGGTGGTGCATTTTTTACAGGAGATTTTATCGTTGGATTTTCTACGATAACTGGAGTTGCATCAACAACTGGAATAAGTGTAGGTCAGTTAATAACTGGAACATCAGTATCTGCTGGGACTACTATTGTTTCAATAGGTTCCACATTTACTTACTTTACAGGAAATATAGTTAGTGGTGGATCTACAGTCGTTACTGGAGTTGCTAATACCTCTATACTAAGTATTGGATCTAGTATATTTAATCTTTCCAATGCTGGAGTTGGTTCTATTACTTCTATTGGAATTAATTCAATCACTTCCAGTCAAACAATTGGTGCAGGAACTGGTGTTACATTCTACTCAAATGGACTAAAAGCAGCGATTACAATATCTAATGTTTCAACTGGGACTACTATAAGAGCAAATTACAACACAGGAATATCTACAAGTATTGCACCTTCAACTGTTTATGCAATAAAAATTAATGAGGACACATTTAAACTCACGGGTGTACGTGGTGGGAGTGGAGTTGGATTTACATTTACGTCCTCTGGATCTGGTAATTTACATAAACTTGAAATGAAGAAAAAACTTGAAAAGTCTTTAATTACTGTAAATGGTGTTAATCAATATCCAATTATTTGGACTCCAGTCAATCATACATTACAAAATAATGGTGGAACAATTGGTGCTGGAGTAACATTCATTAGATTGTCTGGAATATCTTCCATATTCCCAAGAGATTTACTTAGAGTAGATAATGAATATTTTAGAGTAAAAAATGTAGGTTTGGGAACTACTAATGTTGGACCAATCACAGGAGTTGGGACAGTACCTATTGTCGAAGTTAATAGAGGATATGTTGGTTCATCGGCAACTACCCATACTGATGGAACTGAAGTTAGAATTTATAGGGGATCATTTAATATAGTTGGAAATAAAATTCACTTTACTGAAGCTCCAGATGGTAAAGGAAATAATAATGGTTTAGATCCTAGTGGATTACCGTTACCAAAATCAACTTTCAATGGTAGAGTGTTCTTGCGTCGTGATTATGAATTTAATAAATTATATGATGATTTATCAGAACAATTTACTGGTATTGGAAGAACATTTAATTTAACTATTGAAGGAAATAATACATCTGGAATTGAACCAGGTAGTGGATTGGTGTTTATCAATGATGTATTCCAAACTCCAGATACCGCCAATAACTCAGGTCAAAATTATAAACTGACATCTTCGACATCTTTAGGAATTACTACTATAACATTTACATCTATTACTAGACCAAATACTGATGAAATAGTTATTGTTCCATCTGATGTAAACCAAAATCAAGTTCCTAGGGGAGGAATTATAATTTCTCTCGGTTCAACTGGTGGACTTGGATATGCACCTCTTGTAGGAGCATCTGTAACAGCGGTTATTGGTGCTGGTGGAAGTATTACTGCTGTAGGTATTGGGACAACAGATATATCTGGATCTGGATATAGAGGGGGAACAATATCGATAGGAGTCACAGATTCAACTGGGATTGGAGCTACCATAACAGCAATAGTTGGTGCTGGAGGGACTTTATCATTTAACATTGTAAATGGTGGAAGTGGATATACTAAACCCAATTTTAAGATCGATAGTCCAACTTATGATAATTTATCTATTGTGGGTGTCTCTAGGTTGTCTATAGGAAATACAACCACTACTGGAATTGGTCTATCAATAACTGTAAACATTGGAGAAAGTTCAGTTACTGGAACTGGACAAAGTTTCTTTGAAGTGAAATCATTTACTATAACAAAACCAGGATATGCATTTAATAGAGGTGATAAATTTAAGATTGTTGGATTAGTGACTGATAGAAGATTAGCATCTCCAATTGAAGAAATAATTTTTACAGTTGAAGAGACATTCTCAGATTCTTTTGCTTCCTGGCAGTTAGGAGAGTTAGATTATATTGATAGTGTAAAGGCACTTCAAAATGGATCTAGAACTAGATTTCCACTTTTTAGAAATAATGAATTATTGAGTTTTGAAAAAGATAAACAGAATCCAGAATCTAATCTTATAGATTTTAATTCTGTTCTTTTAATATTTGTAAATGGTGTTATGCAGGAACCAGTTCTTTCCTACACTTTTGATGGAGGAACTACTTTTAAATTTAAAGAAGCTCCAAAAGTAGAAGATAATATTGCAATTTTCTTCTATAGAGGTACAAGAGGAATTGATAGTTCTGTAATAAATGTAAATGAAAGTGTAAAACCTGGAGATACTTTAGAATTAGATAAAAATGATCAAATATCTAATACTGTTTTACAGGGTAACAGAATAGTATCATTAATACAAAGTGCCGATGTTGTAGAAACGGGGATTTATTTGGGTGATGGTATTGATGAAAATAATTTCAGACCAATACATTGGTCTAAACAAAAGAGAGATTTAATTATTAAAGAGGATTATCAATTTAAATCAAGAGATTCTTTGGAAACATTTGTAGTTCCAACATCTAGAATAATTAAAAATGTATCCCCATCTGATGATCAAATTTTTGTTGATAGTGCTCAATTATTCAAATATGAGGAAAATGATCCTAATACTGGTATAGTTATTTCTAAATTTGAGGGTTTAATTATAGACTCCATTGATCCAGTTTCTGCAGGATTTACCGCAACAGTAAGTGGTATATCAACAATTTCTTCCATAGGAATTCTTACAGGTGGTAGTGGATATACACCTAGTGCTACTATAACATTAAAAATTGGAAACCCAGTTGGTGTTGGAAGCACAGCAACAGCAACGGCGACTGTTTCAGCTGCAGGAACAGTATCCTCAGTAACTATTACAAATCCAGGAAGTGGATATACAAGCACTACTCCACCAATGATTATGGGACCAATTCCCACATTTAAAAAAGAACTAGTTCCTCAAATAAAATTTGTTGAAGGATTCAGCGGTATAATAACTGGTATAACTACATCGGTGGGAACTGGATCTAATCCATTAGCATTAAGATTTAATATTTTATACGATTCTTCTTCTGATATAGATTCTTTAATCGTAGGATATCCTATTTTAGTATCTCAAACCATAGTTGGTAATGGAGTAACTTCCATTAATACTTCAAACTCAGATATAGTTGGAATAGGGACGACTTTTGTAGATAATGTCTATATTATAAACGCAATATCTAGAAATAATCTGGTTGGAGTTTTAACTTGTAATATTCTTTCAACAACTTCTGTTGTAGGAATTGCAACAACTTCTGAATTTTGTGGAAGATTTTCTTGGGGTAGATTGTCTGGAATATCTAGGGGTTTAAATCCTGTCTCTATTGCCGTTAGTGGGCATACAGTTAATTCTGGATTAACTACTTTTCCACAGATATTAAGACGTGGTTATGGGTTGAGAGATACTGGTGGTTTAAGTAAGCGGTTAATTTAATTTTTAAGTATAAATATAGAAAAAAGCTAATAATATGGCTGCAATTGTTACGGATCAATTTAGAATTTTGAATGCGAGTAATTTCGTTGATTCTGTTCAAGACACTAACAATTCTTACTATGTTTTTTTAAGTCTACCAAATCCTACTGCAGTAGGATTTGGTAGATCAACTAGTTGGGATTCTAATGTTCCTAATCCTCAAGATAATATTAATTATTTAAATCATGTAAAAGATACTATTATTTTTGGAAAAAGAATTACATCTAATGATGTAAGAAGACTCATAAGGAGAGTTAGTTGGAAGCAGGGTACAATATATGAAATGTACAGACATGATTATAATATTTTTAATCAATCCCCTCAAACTAGCTCGACAAGATTATATGATTCAAATTACTATGTAATCAACAGTGATTTTAGAGTTTACTTGTGCATTGATAATGGATCCAGTATAGCAAAACCTGGAGGAAATTTTTCTCAAGATGAACCAACATTTATTGATCTTGAACCATCTAGAGCTGGAGAGAGTGGAGATGGATATATTTGGAAATATCTATTTACAGTTTCTCCAAGTGATATTATTAAATTTGATTCTATAGAATATATACCAGTTCCAAATAGTTGGCCATCTTCAACAGATGCTCAAATTCAAGCAGTTCGTGAAAATGGAGATTCAACAATTAATAATAATCAGATAAAAAAAGTATATGTTCAAAATCAGGGGGCGGGATATAATACAACAAGTGCAGAATTGAATATTATTGGGGATGGAACTGGGGGAAAAGTTATTGTTAATGTTAGTGGAGGGAAAATTACGGAAGCAACAGTTTCTTCTGGTGGAAAAAATTATACTTATGGAAGAGTTGATCTTTCGTCAATTAATTCAGGTGCAACTACTTTTGCAAATTTGATTCCTATTATTCCACCATCTAAAGGTCATGGATATGATCTTTATACTGAATTGGGGACAGATAAAGTTTTAGTTTATTCAAGATTTGATGATTCAACAAAAGATTTTCCATTAGATACAAAATTCGCACAAATTGGAATTATTAAAAATCCAACCATAATTGGATCTGCCACTTCAATTTTTACAGATAGTCAATTTTCTAATCTTCGTTCTTTAAAGTTACTAACAGTATCTAATATTTCTGATGCAATCCCAGGAACTAAAATATTTCAATCAGTGAGTGGAGTTGGAACCGCAGTCGGATATATTGCTTCGTATGATTCTGAAACAAAAGTTTTAAAATATTTTACTGATAGATCTTTATATTTTAATTCACAGTCATATGATCAAACAGATTCATTTAATATAGTTAATGAAACTACGGTAGTTGATTTTAGTTCTTCGGGAGGAACAATCACTGCAACGAATAGTTTTAGCGGCACAATAAATCCTAACTTTAGTGGAATTACAACATCAGTTTCATCGACAAAAATAGTTAATCTTGCAACTCAATTTAATGATGGAGTTGCATCTGCAGAGATAAATAAATTAAGCGGAACTATCCTCTATCTGGATAACAGACCAGTGGTTACAAGAAACCCAAGACAAAAAGAAGACATTAAAATTATACTGGAATTCTAAAAATGTCCCAAAAAACAAATTTAAATGTATCGCCATATTTTGACGACTTTGATGCGAGTAAAAATTTTTATCGGGTATTATTTAAACCAGGATTCCCAGTTCAGTCTAGAGAATTAGTAACATTACAATCAATACTTCAAAATCAAATTCAATCTTTCGGATCTCATTTTTTTAAAGAGGGATCTGTTGTTATTCCCGGAAATACTACATATGATCCAAATTATTATGCAGTAAAAATAAATGATTTACATTTAGGTCTAGACGTTGGTATATATTTGCAACAATTGATTGGTAAAAAAATTAAAGGACAAAATTCTCAAATTACGGCTGTTATTAAAAATGTTCTAACAAAAACACAGTCCTCTGTTCAAACATATACTTTATATGTAAAATATTTAAATTCTGATATTGATTTTAAAATTAATCAGTTTCGTGATGGAGAACCATTAATAACTTTAGATACCTTTAAATACGGAAATACGACGATAAATTCTGGACAAACTATAGCATCTTTAATTAGTAGTGGATCTTGTTCAACAGGATCCGCTATTCATATATCTCAAGGTGTTTATTTTATTAGAGGAACTTTTGTAAGTATAAATGAAAGCACTCTAATACTTGATCAATATACAAATGTTCCCTCATATAGAATAGGATTAAACATACAGGAAACCATAGAGTTTGCATCTACACAAAACAAAGATCTTTTTGATAATGCTAGAGGGTTTGAAAATTATTCTGCTCCAGGAGCGGATAGATTAAAAATATCTGCAGTTTTAAGTAAAAAAGCAATAAATGATTTTGATGATAAAAACTTTATAGAAATAGTTAGAGTTTCTAACGGAGTAATAAAAAAATTACAAGATAGTAATACCTATTCATTAATTAAAGAATATATTGCAGAAAGAACTTTTGATGAATCTGGAGATTATGCAATTTCTCCATTTTCCGTTGAGGTAAGAAATTCTTTAAATGATAGAATTTCCTCTGATGGAATTTATTTAGAAAATCAAAAAACCGATCAAAATAATAATCCATCTGAAGATCTACTATCTATAAGCATTTCTCCAGGAAAAGCATATGTTAAAGGATTTGATATTGAAAAATCAGAAACAACAATTTTAGATGTAAAAAAACCAAGGGATACTAACGCAGTTTTTGCGTCATCAGTTCCATTTGAAATGGGAAATCTGTTAAGAGTTAACAATGTATCTGGATCTCCTGTTATTGGAATTGATAATAATTATACTATAAGTTTACACAGTCAAAGAAAAAATTCATCTATCTCTGGAACTGGAGATGAAATTGGAAAAGCAAGAGTATACTCTTTTGGTGTAAGTAATAGTGCTTATTCTAATGCATCATCTAATTGGGATTTATATTTATTTGATATTCAAACATATACAAAATTAGTATTAAATAATTCATTAAATTCTATTTCTTGCCCAAATTCTTCTTTTATTGAGGGATTAAATAGTGGAGCTTCTGGATATGTTGTTACTAGTGCAAGTGGAACAGCAATTACATTAACTCAAACATCTGGAACTTTTAGTCCTGGAGAGCAGATATCAATAAATGGATCAGTTGAATATTCTAGATCAATTCAACAAGTTATATCTTTTGGTGTAAAAGATATTAAATCTGTATATCAAGATTCTACCGCCATTGGTTTATCGACGGATTTTATTGCAGATACATTTTTAACCCGTCAAAATTTATTAAATTTTAATTCTAACGATGTATTAACAATTAGTTCTAGTGGTATAGCAACTTGTGCCGGTAGAAATTTTATAGGGGTTGCAAGCGATACAATTATTAGGTATCAAAGATCTGGATTTACAACCGAAACTTTTAATAGAATTACTGGAATTTCAACTGATGGATTATCAATAAATCTTTCTGGTGTTTCCACAGTTTCTGGTGTTTGTGATGGAGGAATTCCAAGTACCACTACGAATGTAACTTTTTCTTCTGGCGTCCCATCTATTCAAAATGAAGAGAGTGCATTTTTGTATGCGAAGTTAAATAATAAAAATATATCAGAGGTTAATTTTTCAGGATCTGAACTAAGAGCAACTCGTCAAACTATAGGAAAATCTACAAACGCGGTTGGAACTTTATCTTTAAGTTTAGCTGATGTTGGGATCACAAGTGCATATTTTGAAACTTTTGACGTTGAAAGGTATTCTGTGTTTTATTCAGATGGATCTGTAGAACCTTTAACTTCTGATAAGTTTGCATTAGATTCATCTGGGACTTCTGTTACTTTCAGTGGATTAACACCAAGTCAATCTAATGTGGTTGTAAATTCAACAGTTAAAAAAAATTCAATTAAAAATAAACAAAAAATTTATGTAAGAAGTGAAAAATTAGAAGTAAATAAATCAATTATCGGAGTATCTACCTCATTTTCTGGACTATCGACAAGTATATATTATGGATTAAGAGTTGAAGATAAAGAAATTTCTCTAAATGTTCCAGATGTTGCGAATATTATAGCAGTTTATGAATCGGTAAATAATTCATCTCCATCATTAGATGGATTAAATTTCCAAACAGGATTAAATTTAAATACAAATTCAATTCTTGGTGAAAAAATTATTGGGCAAACAAGTGGATCTGTTGCTCAAATAGTGACTAGAAATACTACAACAAAAATTGAGTTTGTTTATTTAAATTCAAATAAATTTGTTAATGGAGAAACGGTTACCTTTACTGAATCTAATATTGTAGCTGCTATACAGAGTGTTGATGTTGGTGCATATGTAAATAGAACTCAAGAATATATTTTAGATAAGGGTCAGAGAGAACAATATTATGATTATTCAAGAATAATTAGAAAAAATCCATTAGTTGCTCCTTCTAGAAAACTTTTGATTATTTTTGATTATTACAATGTTCCATCTAGTGATAGTGGAGATGTGTACACAGTTGGATCATATGATTCCGGAAGATATAAAAAAGATATTCCACTTTTAAAAGATAATTTAAGATCATCTGATACATTAGATTTCAGGCCTAGAGTTTCAACATTTACATCTGCAACCGCATCTCCATTTGATTTTTCTAGTAGATCTTTTGCAATGTCTGGGAATAATCCAACGTTAGTTTTAACTCCAAATGAAAGTTCTACAGTGGGATATTCATATTATCTTCCTAGAATAGATAAAATAGTTTTAAATAAAAGTGGATCTTTTAGTTTGATTAAAGGAGTATCATCTCTAAATCCTAAGGAACCTATATCTATTGATGATTCCATGGATATAGCAACTATCATTTTACCAGCATATCTTTATAATCCTAATGATAGTGATATTAAGTTGGTGAATAATAAAAGATACACAATGAAAGACATTGGATCTTTAGAAAAAAGAATTCAAAATGTAGAAATTGTTTCATCTCTATCTTTATTAGAATTAAATACAAAATCTTTACAAATATTAGATGCTGACGGAATAAACAGATTTAAATCTGGATTTTTTGTAGATAATTTTAAAAATAATAATTTTATCGATATAGAAAATTTAGATTCAAAATGTGTAATTAATAAAAATACCGAAGAATTAAATTCTGATATTTCCTCATATTCTTTAAAAGCAGAAATTGGTGTAAGTGGTAGTGTTAATATTGATTCTGCAGATTTTTCATCAGATCTATCTTTATTGGATTCAAACATAAGAAAAACTGGAGATGTTGTAACTTTAAATTATTCAGAAATATCCGCTGGTATAGGACAAACATACGCTACTGGTCAACAGAATATTAATCCAGCTGGAGTTACAAATTATAACGGTTACGTAAATCTTACTCCATCTTCTGATACATGGGTAAGATCAATCAATTCTGAAAATGGAATAGTAATTAGAAATCAAGGTGAATGGGATAGTTCCTTTATTGCAGATCTAATATTAAGTACCAATCCATCTAAGAAGTTTAAATCTAGAAACGTTCAGTTTTATGCTAGTGGATTGCAACCAAATACACAATATTATTCATTCTTTGATGGAAATTCAAATATTGACGTAATTCCAAAATTATTACAAATAACAATGGAGTCTGGATCACCAGCATTCCAAACTGGAGAAACGGTCGATGCTTATTTTAATAACATAAAAGTAGCAAGTTTTAGATTATCAACTGCGACACATAAGAAAGGAACTTATAACTCTATCAGTCCTACTGTAACTTATTCACAAAATCCATATAATACTTCATTACAATTAGCGGCATATTCTTCCTCATCCACAATCTTAAATATTGATACTTACTCATTAGCAGATGATGCATCTGGAAGATTTTTCGGTTATTTACCTCAAGGTGCAACACTTATAGGAAAGACTTCGGGGGCGCAATCTACGGTTTCTACACAATCACTAATTACTGATAATGTTGGTGATTTAATTGGATGTTTCTTTATTAGAAATCCATTACAAACACCAACGCCATCAAATACTTTTGGGACTGGAACAAAAACATTTAAACTGTCATCAAGTTCAACAAATTCCTCTGCAACTTCAATTTCATATACACAAAATAGTTTTTATGCAACTGGAATTGTAAATACACAATTAAATACAAATACTATTGCTCTCAGAAGACCATCTGTAGCACTTCCACTAAACGCGCTGAGAACTGATCCATTATCACAAACGTTTAGAACTGATAATACCGGAATGTTCTTAACTTCTGTTGATCTATATTTTGCAGGAAAAGATTCTACTGAAAAAGTTTTTGTTGAAATCAAGGAAACAGATATTGGTGGATCACCAAAAACAAACTTGATTCAAGATTTTGCTAGAACAGAATTGTATCCGTCTGGAATTACAACTTCTAGTACAGGACAAACAGCAACCAATGTTAAATTCCCATCACCAATTTATTTGGAACCAAATAAACAATATGCGATTTGTTTAAGTTGTTCATCATCAAGTAATTATAAAGTTTGGACTGCACAAACAAATCAACCAACAGTTTCTACTCAAACTTTACCAAATGTTGAACAAGTATTATACTCAAATAACTATATTGGAGGTAATTTATATAAACCACAAAATGGTGGTATTTGGAATTCTTCAATAACTGAAGACTTAACATTTAAACTTTATAAAGCCAATTTTACCTCTACAAATGGTACAGTATATTTTCACAATCCTAATGTCTCTGTTGGTAACACAACGTATGTTGACGATTTAAATATTCCTCAATTAGTTAATAACCCAATTAAAGTTTTACCAAGAAGGTTAAATGTAGGAATTACAACTTCATCAACATCAGTCCTTGGAACTGTTTTAATTCCTGGAAGAAAAGTTGCAGAGGGTAGTGCATTTGGATACATTGAAAATATTGGTGGAAATGTAGTTGCAATCACAACTTCTAATGTAGGAGCAGGATACTCTAATGGAACATTTGTGGGAGTTCCTCTATATAACATAACAGGATACGGAAATAGTGTTACTGCAAATATAACAATTGCTAATAATTCGGTATCTTCCGTATCAATAGCGTATAGTGGATCTGGATATGTAGTTGGTGATGTTTTAGGCATCACTACAACGTCTGTTGTTAAAGGTAGTGGAGCACGAATAACGGTCCAATCCACTAATAATATTGACACATTATATTTAACTAATGTTCAAGGAGAAGAATTTACTTTTGGACAACCAATTTCATATTATAATGGTTCTACTCAAGTCACCATGGCTTCAACAGTAGTTACAAAAGCATCTTATGTTCCAGACTATAGATATTCTGGAAATGTTTTTGAAGTGACTCAGTTTAATCACGGTATGCACGCTAATAGTAATACCGCAGTTATTAGCGGAATACTGCCAGATACAACCGGTCAAGCAATAACTGCAACTATTGTTTCTAATTCTCTAGCAATTTCTATAGCAAGCACTGCAAACTTTAATACCTTTGAGGGATCTACGGTCACTGGGGCTAATCCTGGATATATAATTATTAATAATGAAATTATTTCATACACTCTTGGTTCCCCTGGAACAAATACTCTAGATATAGTACAAAGAGGGAGATTTGGATCTCCAACAAGAAATCATTCTATAGGTAGCCTAATTTATAAGTATGAACTAAATGGTGTTTCTTTAGCAAGAATTAATAGGCAACATTCATTACCATCTAATCAAACTCTTAAATCTTTCAGAGGAACTGATAATTATCATTTAGAATTTGATAGATCCTATTTAGTTGATAGATCTTCAGGGGATACTCAGTTAAGTTTTATAGATGAAAAAGTTGCAGGAGGACCAAATGCAAAGGCATCTCAAAATATTCAATATTCTGCAATATCTCCATATTTTAATGTGATTACACCAGAAAACACATCAGTATCCTCATTGATGAGAACCATTTCTGGAACGAGTGTCAGTGGAACTGAATCTTCTTTTGTCGATCAAGGATATCAACCGATTAGTCTCAATGATATCAATGATTTCAACAATCCTAGACTAGTTCCGTCAAGATTAAATGAAACTAATATTTTATCTTCAACATCATTCCCAAATCAAAAATCATTAACGTTAGGAATAACTTTATCAACTAATAATTCAAGTTTATCTCCAATTGTAGATGTCTCTGAATCTGCTACATTTATTTTTAATCGAAATAGAATTAATAAACCTATTCAAAATTATGCTTCTGATCCTAGATCAAATATTTTAACCGGAGATCCACATTCGAGTGTTTATATTTCTAAAAAAGTTAATTTACAGCAACCTGCTACCTCTCTAAAAGTTTTTGTAACAGCATATAGGCACTCATCTAGTGATTTTAGAATTTTATATAAATTATTTAAACCAGATTCAAGCGGAGTAAGTCAATCGTATCAACTTTTCCCTGGATATAATAATTTAAAGGATCAAGACGGAGATGGATTTAAAGAAACCATTATCGACATTGCATTGAATGATGGTAGTTCGGATACTTTCGTCAAAGCAAGTAATGATAATGAATTTTTAGAATATCAATTCACTGCTAATAATTTAGAACAATTTAATGGATTTGTTATTAAAATTATAATGAATGGAACCAATGAAGCGTATGCACCAAGATTTAGAGACTTGAGAGCAATTGCACTAGCATGATTCCAATAGAGGGACACCCAAATCTTTTTCGTGATGAAAAATCTGGAGCAATTGTTAATTATGATACTTTAGAATATGAGTCTTATATTAAAATAAGACAAAAGAAAATCGATGAAAAACAAGAACTTCAAAATTTAAAAATTGAGGTTTCTGAAATTAAAAATTTACTCATGGAGTTAATTAATGAATCCAGAAGAAATACAACTTGATGATGTAAATAAGTTATTTGAATATGAAAAATATTCTAGATCAATAGATTCTATGGATACAGAAGATTTAAAAAACTTTGCAAAAGTTTATTGTAAATTATATTTAAAACAGCAAGAAGTTATCTCTTCATTAGATTCCATAGGATTATTGTGAGTATAAATATACTTTAGATCCTGAACTCGCAAGATGGCAGTTTTATATTCATATGCAATCTTTAAGGAGTCATCCTAATGGCAGACATAAAAGTTCGTGTAGGTCAGCAAAACTCCATAAAAGTTTTATCTTCAATTTCTGGAACTAGCTCTGGAACTCTTACTGGATTGAGTGATATAAATGCAAGTGGTGGACTACTAAATGGGATGGTTCTAGTTTACAACAGTGTGACTAATAAGTGGGATGCAACTTTGGACCTAACTCCAGGAAACACGCAGAATTTAGACATTAACGGAGGTGCCTTTTAATGGCAAGCATTATTAGGGTCAAAAGATCTACAGGCACATCTGCCCCAGCCACCCTGAATTATGGTGAACTTGCCCTTACAATTGGATCTGGAACACAGGCGAATAAGGGAGATAGACTTTTTGTTGGTAATTCTTCACAAAATCCAATAGAAGTTGGTGGTAAGTATTATACCGATCTCCTTGATCATGTTCATGGAACTCTGACTGCATCATCTGCAGTTATTGTTGATTCTAGTTCAAAAATTAATGTATGGAATGTAGATAATTTAAGATTAGATGGAAATGCTTTTACATCTACAGATACTGACGGTCACATTACCATTACACCAAACGGTACTGGTAGAGTCCAATTTTTAGATGATGACGAACTCCAGTTTGGCGATAGCGATGATATTCGTTTATCTTATGATACTGCTAGAGATGCTATCTTCTTTGAAAGAGGTGCAGCTGGAAATACTGCAGATATTAGAATTGCTGATGATATTCATTTTCAATTTGGAACTGATAATGATGCTAGAATTTATTATGATGAAGCATCTACAGATAAAATACAAGTAGAGGGTGCAGATTGGAACTATGCTAATGGCGTCGCTATTACAATTTCCGACACCACTCAGTCAACTTCAACAACCACAGGAGCTTTAATTGTTACTGGTGGTGTTGGTATTGCAAAAAACTTATTTGTTGGTGGTAATTTTGCAGTTACTGGTGTAACAACCATTACTGATACTACTCAATCAACTGATAAGGATACTGGCGCTCTTGTTGTAGAAGGTGGTGTTGGTATTGAAAAAAATACCAACATCGGCGGTAACCTTGGTGTTGAAGGTGGGTCTGTTACAAGTCAAACTGCAAACCTTAATTTATTTAACGCAAATGTAACCACTGCAAATGTTCTTGGTGCAGCAACTAATATTGTTTTAGGTGCAA